CGAAAGATGGAAAACTATTTTCAATAAGATAGAAGCAATGGAAAAAGGTGCGGATGGAAGATTTACCAATATGGACAACCAAGTCTCAAGAATAGAAACAATACTTATTAGCGTATCTGGTACTTTATTAGTTGCTGGGGGCGGTATTATATGGACTATGTTTTCAATGCATAGTTAGGAAAAACTTATGGAAAAAGATTACACAACAAAAGAATTAAAAACAGAGAAGAAGGTAGAAAAGAAACTAGAACTACCTATATATCAAAAACGCCAACACTGGTGTTTCAAGAAAGATGGACAACTATTTAAGTTCCCGTCAAAAGAAATGGCAGAAAAGGCATACCAAGGAAACTAGATGTCAAATTCAATAGAAGAAGCGTTAAAAGACGCAGTCAAGCAAGTAGAGTCAGGAACAGTACAAGAAGGTAAAGGAGCAGAGAATGAAGCTGCACCATTATCCGCTAGAGTAAAAAGATTACTTGCAAGAAAAACAAATCTTCAAAGAAACAAAAGAAGCAAATTACCAAAAACTTTAAGATAAGTGAAAAAACAAACACCTGAACAAAGGTACGAAATTTGTAAGAAATGTCCTAATTTAAATAAATGGAAAGTCTGCAAAATTTGTAACTGTTTTATGCCCCTCAAAACAAAGATCAGATGGGCAGAGTGTCCCGAGAAGAAACCTCGTTGGACCTAGGAGTATATAATGGCACTAACTGCTAAACAAAAGAAACTACCTAAAGCTTTACAGCAAGCAATCTTGAAAAAGCAAAAGGGTAAAGGTATGAAGAAAGGTAAAAAGAAAAAGGGTGGAAAGAAGAAGCGTTCAAGAGGTTAAACCTCTCCCAGATTACATTATTTGGTTATTTTATTTTAGAAAATTAAATAAAGTATGTCCCTGGTCATATAATTCATTTATATCAGGTACTACAAATTTTGTTGATTACAGTGATGACTTATTACTAGAAAATGAGACTAACTGGAATAAACAATCATGGGAGGTGATTATCTATCTAATGGGTGATGACTATACTCTTGACGACATGGACGCTATTACAGAACATAGAAACGAAGTCCAAAACACTTGTGAATACTTATGGTCACACCCATCTTTTTCAAAAGGTGGCAACAACCAAGCCCCGAAGCGTATAATTATACAGCAAGACAGGGCAAGACTGATGGAACTAAGACATGGCAAGAAAAAGAAAAGCAGCTAAGAAAAGACCTGTACCTACAAACCCAGCATTGTATGCAAGGGTAAAGGCAGCAGCAAAAAGAAAATTTAAGGTCTATCCGAGTGCATATGCAAACGGATGGTTAGTAAAAACATATAAGCAACGTGGCGGAAAATATAGAATGGGCGTTGCAAGGAAAAGGAAAAAATGAGAACTTGGTTTAAAACTAAACTAACACAATTATTAAACATAGTCACAGGGAAAGATAAGAACTGGGACGGGTCAGTAGATATCAAGGACAAGTTGATAGCAGCTGAACAGAAAGCAAAAAATGGCTAAACCTAAAGGCGGATTATCAAAATGGTTCAAAGAAAAATGGGTAGATATATCTAGACCCAAAAAGAAAGGTAGGTATCAACCTTGTGGAAGAGGCAAAGCAAAGACCTCTAGAAAAGGATACCCAAAGTGTGTGCCTTTAGCACGTGCAAGAACAATGAGCAAGGCTCAGAAAAGGTCGGCAGTTCGCCGTAAGAGGGCAGTACCTCAAGGCGTTGGTGGAAGACCCACTAACGTACGTACTTTTACTAAACGGAGACGTCGAAAGAAGAAGTAAACTATGAATAATCTAACTCACGAAGTAGAGAAACTATTAGATTTATCAAACAGATTAAAAAGAGCAGTTCAACTGGAACTAGAGTACGGTTGTAGCTTACAAAAACTATTAAATTTACCGAGAACCCCAAATAACAAGGTTCTCATTAACAGGCTGATAAGCCAAAGTACTCGCTAAGAGTAGACAGGGATTAAAAAATGGCAAGACAAGGCGGATTTTTAAGCGGACCAAGCGTCCATTCAACTTCCAAGCTAAGAAAGCATGTATTGAAAAGAGGTTTAACTCGTGATCTAAATGCAGCAGCAGGAACATACGTTAACACTAAGTCACCAATGTCCACACCAGGTGGATTTTACGGGGCAGCTCCAAAGGCAGTAGGACCAAGATTTGGTAAGACAGTAAATCCTAAGAGAGCAAAGTTTGGAAAGACAACACCTTCTACTTTATTGACGAGAAGGAGAAGAAGATAATATCTTAGAAAAAATAAATAAATTTATGAAGTCGGGCAGACTCGACAAAGTAGTAAAGAAATCTTTACTTATAGGGATGAAAGATGGCACTAACAGACGCAGAAAAAGGAAGGCTAAAACGAGCAGGACTTAGCGGACTCAATAAACCTAAGAAGACTCCCAGCCACAAGACTAAGAAAGCTGTAGTAGCTGTAAGAGTAGGTGGTAAAATAAAGATTATTAGGTTCGGAGCCCAAGGCATGGGTCACAACTATAGTCCACAAGCAAGAAAAAGTTTTAAGGCAAGACACGCCAAAAACATTAGGAAGGGAAAATCTTCTGCTGCTTACTGGGCAAACAAAGTATTTTGGGCTGGCAAAGGCGGCTCAACAAAGAGACCACCAAAGTCTCAAAAAAGAACATTAGGATTAAAAAGAAGGAGAAAATAATGACAACTGCAAATGGAACAAAACTGTGGCTTGAGGAAGGCATAGTTCATGCAGGAAAGTTACTACAAGATTTGATGAAAGCAGAAGAGTTTAGAACTCTATCCCCAGCGGAGAAGAAGATTAAACAAGTATCTGCTACTTATTGCTATCTTTATACTAAATTACAGGAATTAGATCTCCTCATAGATGATGCAGACACTTTATTTCCAGACGAGACATTACATTGATAGAGATTAGCCGTACAGACATAGTTAGTAACTATCTAATGGACTTGGAACAAGAGTCACGATTCATCAAACTCCCTATAATGGAGTATCTTGAATTATTAGGAATAGAACCTAATACATCACAAAGAGCAATCATAAATGCTATCAATAATCCAAAGTATCGTTTTGTATGTGCGGCTATCTCACGTCGTCAAGGCAAAACATACATTTCAAACATAATAGGGCAGTTGGTTTGTTTAGTACCTAACAGTCATGTACTATTAATGTCTCCAAACTATTCATTATCTCAAATATCATTTGACTTACAAAGAAACTTGATTAAGCACTTCGACTTAGAAGTGCTTAGAGATAACGCAAAAGATAAAGTTATAGAACTATCTAACAATTCTACTATAAGAATGGGTTCCATCAATCAAGTAGACTCAGTTGTTGGTAGAAGTTATGACTTAATTATATTCGATGAAGCAGCTCTTACAGATGGTAGAGATGCCTTCAATGTCGCACTGAGACCTACCCTCGACAAAGAAAACTCAAAAGCAATCTTTATATCTACTCCAAGGGGTAGAAATAATTACTTTGCGGAATTCTACTATAGAGGATTTAGTGAAGAGTTTCCAGAATGGTGTTCAGTAAAAGCAACTTACCATGAGAATCCTCGTGTTGCCGAATCCGATATTATAGAAGCAAGAAAAACAATGTCAGAGAATGAGTTTGCTCAAGAGTATATGGCAGACTTTAATGTCTATGAAGGTCAAGTATGGGCATTTAATCATGAGACTTGTATAGCAGATCTATCCCAGATTGACGTAAGTAACATGGATGTTTTTGCTGGACTTGACGTAGGTTATAAAGACCCTACAGCTTTCTGTGTCATAGCATATGATTGGGACGCTGAAAAATATTATCTTATAGATGAGTACATGGACTCAGAAAAAACAACAGAACAACACGCAGTTCAGATTCAAAAATTAATTCATAAATGGGACATTGATTATATTTATATTGATTCTGCAGCTCAACAAACAAGATACGACTTTGCACAAAATTATGATATCAGTACTATAAACGCCAAGAAATCTGTATTAGATGGAATCGGACATGTAGCTACTGTAGTCGACAACGATGAAATAATAGTTGACCAAACTTGCAAAGAAGCACTTATCTCATTGGACCAGTATCAATGGGACCCTAACCCTAATTTATTAAAAGAGAAACCAAAACACAATATGGCATCCCATATGGCTGATGCTATGCGATACGCGTTGTATACATTTGAAACTACAGCCACATCGTTCTAACAAGACCTACAAAAAACAGTTCTTGACATTTGCTGTATGTTTTTGGTATAATTCTAATTAAGAGTAGAAATATGAATTTCAAAAGAGATTTAGTTAAATACGTACGAGATAAAGCGAAATCACAATATAATAAATCAAGCAATTGTTTTATATGTGATTCCACCGAACAGTTAGATTTTCATCACTATCACGGGCTTACAGAACTACTAGAAACTTGGATAAAAAAGAAAAAATTAATTATTAAAAACGAACAAGAAATACTAGAGATTCGAGAAGCCTTCATTGATGAACATCAGAAAGAACTTTACGAAGATACAGTCACACTCTGCCATAGTCACCATATGAAGTTACATTCAATTTATGGTAAAAGACCCAAGTTGATACACGCAGAGAAACAAAAAAGATGGGTCGAGAAACAGAGAGATAAATATGGCATGGTATGATAGATTCTTAGGAGGAGATAGCGAGGAAAAACTAAATCCTTCGCAATACGTTATTTCTAGAAATGAAGGAATGACTGTCGACTCTCGTGAAATTGTAACAAACTATAGAAATGCTTACGAACAATTAGAAATTGTTAACCGTGCAGTAAATATGATTGTTGACGACGTAGCAGAAATACCTTTTGCAGTTGGAGAAAAAGTACTGGGTACTACTAATGTTGTAAAGAATATTCGTAGATCTAAGGTTGATTTATTACTTAATAAAGAGCCTAACCCTTTTCAGGATGTAAGCACTTTTAAAAGAAACCTTATAATTGACTTACTTATAGATGGAAACATCTTTATTTATTTTGACGGAGCGCATATGTATCATTTGCCTGCTGACAAAATAACTATCCATACTGACGACAAAACATATATAGAAAGATTTTCATACGATAACTCAATAGATTACAGCCCGAATGAAATTATACACATAAAAGAAAATAGTTTCAATTCAATTTATAGAGGTGTACCAAGACTAAAACCAGCATATAGAACTATGCAGTTACTCTCAAGCATGAGAAACTTCCAAGATAACTTCTTCAAAAATGGAGCAGTTCCAGGGTTAGTACTTAAGTCACCAAACACTCTTTCAGAGAAAGTAAAAGAAAGAATGATGAGAGCTTGGAGTATTAGATACAATCCAACAACAGGAGGCAAAAGACCTCTTATACTTGATGGCGGACTAGAAGTAGACGCTCTATCAAAAATTAACTTTAAAGAGTTAGACTTTGCAGAATCAATTAAATCAAATGAAAGAATTATTCTCGAAGCAATGGGCATACCACCAATTCTAATGGACGGTGGTAACAATGCAAACATTAGACCTAATCATAGATTGTACTACTTAGAGACAGTACTACCAGTAGTTAAAAAAGTTGGATATGCATTAGAAAGATTTTTTGGTTTTTCACTAAATGAAGATGTAACAGGGATTCCTGCTTTACAACCAGAATTGAGAGACCAGGCAGCATACTATGCTACTCTAGTTAACACGGGTATATTAAGTGCTAACGAAGCAAGAGAAGCATTAGGAAAAGAACCTGTAGCCGGATTTGACGAGCCAAGAGTACCTGCAAATATAGCAGGCTCAGCCGTAAACCCGGAACAAGGCGGTAGACCTGAAGAGGCTGCCCCAAGCGAGGAAGAATAATTATGACAAAAGATATGATGGTAAAGTCTCTTTCTGAGTACTTTAAAAAAGAAGGTGGTACAATGGATCTACCTGCTTATAAAGCAAAAGGGAATGATGTTCCTGTTAAAGACTACTTATTAAGAAGAGCATTTGGTTCTTGGAGCAGAGTACTTAGTGTAGTCTCAAAAAGATACCCAGTAGACGTAATAGTCGCACCAGAAGTAAAAGAAGCACCTGCTAAGAAAGCACCTGCCAAGGAAGTGGAGAAAAAAGATGTCAAGTAAAATTTATCATTGGACTAGCACTTTCAAATCATTAGGTGAAACTGATGATGGTGGTATAGATATTAAAGGTTCTGCAAGTACAAATGGTATTGACAGAGCTGGAGATATTATTGAAAGCGATGCATGGACAAAAGGCGGATTAGAGAACTTCAAAAATAATCCAATCATTTTGTTTAATCACAACTACGACAAACCAATTGGTCGTGCAAAAGATTTAAAAGTTACAGAAAACGGTTTAGAAATATCTGCAAAGATATCAAAAGCTGCTGGCGATGTAACACAACTAATTAAAGACGGTGTCCTTGGAGCTTTTTCTGTCGGTTTCAAAGTCAAGGAAGCCGATTATATGACAGAAACCGATGGATACAAAATAAAGGACGCAGAGCTTTTTGAAGTTTCTGTAGTATCAGTACCTTGCAACCAAGGGGCAACCTTTGGCTTAAGCAAGTCATTTGATAGTATGGAGCAATACAACGAGTATAAGCAAACTTTTTATAAGGCTAACCCAGCAGAAATAGCAGACGCTGTTAATGTTGAGCAGCCAAGAAGGGAGGAATCCCATAACATGGAGACAAATATGTCAAAAGAAAATAAATCTCCTGAAAGCAACTCAGAGTTCAATCTTGAGGCATTCGCAAAGCAAGTAGCTGCAGATACAGCTGCTGAAATTGCAATGAAACAAGCTGAGCAAAAAGCTGCTGAACAGAAGGCTGCAGACGAAGCTGCTCAAAAAGCAACTGACGACGCCGAAGTTCAAAAAGCTGCTGAAGTAGCAGATCAGGAAAAAACTAAAACTATAGTTGAAGCAGGTCTATCAGGAGCTGAAAAGCTAATGAATGACGTAGAATCTAGAGTTAATGAGAACTATTCTAATTTAGAATCAGTTGTTAAATCTCTCGAATCTCAATTAGCTGAGAAATCAGAAGAAATCATGAACATCAGAGAGTCTAAAAGACATTTCTCTGACAGAAATGGTCAAGGCGATTGGAAGAAAACTTTTGAGCAAGATATCGTTGACGCAAAATTTGCTGGTCTAGCGACTGGTAAAGGATGGGACAGTGAAGTTGCTAAAGGTGTGATGGAAAAAGTTAACACTCATTCAGGTGTGCAAGTTTCATCAGCTGATTTCGAGCAAATCGTTTCAACAAACATCGAAAGAGATATTCAAAATGAATTAGTCTTAGCTCCTCTATTTAGAGAAGTACCAATGACTTCTGCAAACATGATTATCCCAATCTTACCAGATAGTGGTTACGCTGAATTTACTTCAGGGTCTGCTGTAGCAAACGACAATTTAGATATGAGGTCTGCTTCTTATGGTGATGATGCGGGTGTAAGCATGGCTGA